GAAGTTCATCGCCGAGAAGCTGGCGATCCCGGCCGACATCGCGCAGAAAGTGTTCGGCGACCGCTTCAAGGTCGAAAGCGGCAAGCTGGTCCCGCTCGACCAGGCCGGCAACCCGATCTTCTCGGCAACCAACCACGGCAACCATGCGGACTTCGAGGAAGCGCTGCAGGTCATGATCCAGCAGTATCCGAACCGCGACATGATCCTCAAAGGGTCGGGCGCATCGGGTGGTGGCGCATCGGGCGCTCGCTCGGGCGCAGCTGGAGGCAAGGAAATCCCGCGCTCGCAGTTCTTTGCGATGGCTCCGCAGGCCCAGGCCGAAGCGGTCAAGGGCGGCGCAGTCGTCGTCGACTGAGTCGCGACACAACGAATCACCGGCTCGCACCAGCGAGCCATCTGATGCCTAGTCGATGGATGTCGGCGGGTGCTTTGGGCTGGATAGCCTATCTGTTTCATAAATCTCAAATCACCAACTTTCATAAGGCTTCAATCATGAAGATGATTCTCTTCGCTCTGGCATCGCTGTTTGCACTCGTGTTCAGCCCGATCATTCGCCTGTTTGCTTCCGCAACCGGTACTGGTCACCAACTGGCCAAAAAGGTCGAGCTCTACGGCAAGGCGTTTGCTGAGATCGCACACGCGCACATGTGGAATCACATGGCAAAAGGCGGGATGGCACTGGGCGCCAATACGCTCACCGGCCTCATCCCGACCATCTACGAAGCGCTGGACGTCGTCTCGCGCGAAATGGTGGGCTTCATCCCGGCGGTCTCGCGCAATTCGAGCGCCGAGCGCGCGGCGCTGAACCAGACGATCCTGGTCCCGATCACCCCTGCTACCACTCTGGCCGACAATACCCCGGCTGTTACCGCACCGAATACCGGCGACCAGACGATCACCAACGTGCCGATGACCATCAGCAAGTCGAAGCACGCTCCGATCCGCTGGAATGGCGAAGAGCAGCGCGGCATGCTGAACGCTGGCACCTACGGCGGCGTGCTCGCCGGCCAGTTCCAGCAGGCATTCCGCACCCTGATCAACCAGATCGAGGTCGACCTGTACACCGCCGCATACCAGGGCTCCTCGCGCGCTTACGGCACCCCTGGCACCACGCCCTTCGGCGCCGCCGGCGACCTGTCGGACATCGCCATGACCCGCAAGATGCTGGATGACAACGGCTCGCCGCAAACCGACCTGCAGCTGGTTCTCGGTACCGCTGGCATCGCCAACCTGCGCGGCAAGCAGAGCGTCCTGTTCAAGGTGAACGAAGCCGGCAGCGCCGACCTGCTGCGCAACGGCATCGTCGGCCGCCTGGAAGGCTTCGACGTGCACAACTCGGCCGGCGTCACCGCGGTCGCCAAGGGCACCGGTACGGGCTACACCACCAACACCGCAGGCTACACTGTCGGCACCACCGCGATCACCGTCATCAGCGGCACCGGCACCGTGCTTCCGGGTGACGTCGTCACCTTCGCTGGCGACCCGAACCAGTACGTCGTCGCCGCTGGCCTGTCCGCTCCGGGCGTGCTGAACATCGCGGCGCCTGGCCTGATGCAGACTCTCCCGACCTCGGCAGTCGCAGTTACCGTCAGCAATTCGGCGACCAACAACATGGCGTTCTCGAAATCGGCGATCCAGCTGGTGACGCGCGCACCGCTGATGCCGGTTGGTCCCGATGGCAAGCCGATGGACTCGGCCGACGACGTGATTACCGTTACCGATCCGGTCTCGGGCATCTCGTTCGATGTCGCTGTGTACCGCCAGTTCATGCAGATGGTCTACCACGTACGCCTGGCGTGGGGCTATGCGGCCGTGAAGCCGAACCACATCGTTTCGCTGCGCGGCTAATCACTGAGTAGCGCCGGAGAGGGCTGCGGCCCTCTCCATCCAATACCAATCACGGAGTCCATATGAGCAATGAAGTCGCAACCCTTCGCATCAAAGCCACCGATCCCGAGCAGGGCGAATTCGTCATCATCAACGAAGCCGACTTCGACCCCGAACAGCACGAGCGCTTCGACGCAGTGCCCGAAAAGGCCCTGGGCATTGCCGGCCTGCGCGCCGAACTGACTGCCCGCGGCATCGAGTTCGACGTCGACGCCAAGAAAGCCGACCTGAAGGCGCTGCTGGAATCGGCTGACGCGCAGCAATAACCGCATCAACAAATCCAAGGGAGTGACGTATGACCCTGATCGTAGAGAGCGGGGCAGCGCTCCCGGATGCGGAAAGCTACGCCAGCGTAGCGCAGGCCGACGCCTACCATGAGGCGCGCGGCAATTCGCAGTGGTCGCTATTGAGCGACGTCGAAAAAGAGCACGCACTGCGCCGCGCCACCGACTACATGCTCCAGATGTACCGGACGAAGTGGAAAGGCTTGCGCGCGAACCTGAGTCAGGCGCTTGACTGGCCGCGCTTCAATGTGCAACTGGAAGACGTCGGATTCGGCCAATTCATGGCCTACGTCCCGGTCAACACCGTCCCGCAGCAGGTCATCCAGGCCACGGCGGAAATGGCGCTACGCGCAGCAGCCGGCGAACTTGCCCCTGATTTGCAGCGCACCGTGGCCGAGAAGACCATCGGCCCCATCAAGACTGTGTACGCGGCAGGCGCGCCGGAATACGTCAGGTATCGGGCGATCGACAATTTGCTCAAGCCCTTGCTGGCTTCGGGCGGCCTCGGTATTCGATTGGAGCGGGCATGACGACTATCGCATGGGATGGGCGCACCCTTGCCGCCGACAAGCGGACCAGTTTCGGTAGTCGCCATCTGACCACAAGCAAGGTCCATCGCATCAATGGCGCACTGGTGGCCGGCGCTGGCGAGACAGCGAAAATCATCGAGATGGTGGAGTGGCTCCGCGCCGGCGCCAACCCGCACACGCTGCCGGACAACCAGCGCACAGACAATTGCGTGTCGCTGCTGGTCATCACGCCAGAAGGAGAGGTCAGGGAATACTCCAGTGGCCCGTATCCGATGGTGGTCGAGAATGCTCAGTGGGCAATCGGCTCAGGGGCCGACTTCGCGCGCGTCGCTATGCACTTGGGAAAATCGGCGCGCGAGGCGGTGGAGATCGCGTGCATGTTCGACTCGAGCAGCGGCAACGGCATAGACACCCTGGAGTTCGAATGAGCTACGCCCAAGACGCCCGCGACGCCGATGCCGCATTCCGCACCGACGGCCAACTCATCGCCATCAAGCGCGAGGTCAAAGGCGCATACGCCAATGGCCGCGTGCCGGTAACGACCGTGAACGCGTCGGCCTGGGGCATCGAGACGCAACTGACCTCGCGCGACTACGGTGTGACCGTGGCACCCGGGACGCTGATCCAGTCCGGCGACAGGAAGCTGCTGATGTCCGTTTTCGACAATGTTGGAGCGCCGCTCCCACAGCCGCAAGTTGGCGACATCATCACCCTTGGCGCGCAGACCTACACGGTGAAATTCACGGATCGCACGGCGCCGGCTGGCATCGCCGTTATGTACACGCTCGTGGTGCGCATCTGATGGCGACGTTCTCCGCGCAGATCAACGCATGGATTGCCAAAACCAAGGATGACGCGGATAAGGTCGTGCGGTTCGCGCTCTTGACGCTTGATTCGCGGTTGGTGCAGCGCTCCCCGGTTGGCGATGCATCCTACTGGCAGCGACCGGCGCCGCCTGGCTACACGGGCGGGCAATTCAGGGGCGCATGGCAGATGGCCGAGTATGCGCCGACTGCCGACGGTGGATTCGACCGAACGCACGGCGGGCAGAACGGGATCATCGACAAGGACGGATCGGCGACCCTTGCGGCACATGCTGCCGTCGTCAACGTGGCCAAAGCCGGCAAGATTTATTACCTCTACAACCCGCTTCCATACGCCAAGCGCATCGAGGAAGGCTGGTCCCGCCAAGCCCCGGTCGGCCTCGTCGCCCTGACGGTAGTCGAGTGGAACAACATCGTTGAGAACGCGGTCAACGGCGTCAAGGCCGGCGGCGGCGACATGAAGGCAGGCTTCGAGGCATACCCACTATGAGCCAGAACGCAATCCGCGACGCGCTCGAGCACGCGCTGGACGCGGTCCAGCCGCCGCTCGACACCGTGCACGGCAACGAAGAATACGCACCGATCGCTGGACGCCCATACGCCGAGGTCTTCGTCATGTTCGCCACGCCGGGAAATCCGACGATGGGCGACGGCTTCTACCAGGAGCTGGGTGTCCTGCAGGTCAACTTGCAATACCCGACTGGCACCGGATCGGCGGAGGCGACGGAGCGCGCGGAGCTGATCCGCCAGGTCTTCAAGCGTGGCGCCAGCTTCACCGAGAGCGGGATCACCGTCCTGATCGACAAGACGCCGGCAATCTCGCCTGGCGCCGTCGAGGGCGACCGGTGGAAGGTCGTTGTGCGGGCGCCGTTCTGCGCAAATATTTATACCTGATTCATCCGAGCCGCCTTTGAGCGGCTTTTCTTTTGGGCTCGCCATGTGCGGGCCTTTTTATTTTCCGAAAGGCTCTCCATGGCTACTGTCGCACAAGGCATCAATAAAATCACGGTCATCAAGGCCCAAACTGGCCTCGGTGTCCCGGCTGTTGGCGCGGGCGGGCAAGTCCTGCGCCGCAAAACGTCGGTCGGCAAGAAGTCGCGCGCCACCTACACCAACGACGAGATCGTGCAGCACCAACAGTCCACGGGCGTGAACCTGGGCACCGCATCGACCTCGTGGGACTTCGACGGACTGCTGTCGCCAGGTACCTACGCCACCCCGCTGCAAAGCCTGCTGCGCAAAGCGTTCACGGCCGGCGCCGCAACCACAGCGGCCGCACTGACCATCGCCGGCACCGGCCCAGCCTACACGGTCACGCGCGGCACGGGCTCGTACCTGACCGACGGCGTGAAGGTAGGCGACGTCGTTACCCTGGGCGGTGGACCGTTCAATGCGGCAAACGCAGGCAACAACCTGATCGTCACCGGCCTGAATGCCACCGTCGCCAACGTGGTGACGCTGAACGGCTCGGCGCTGGTCGCAGAAGGCCCGATTGCCGGCGGCGTGATGACGGTCGCCGGCAAGAAGTCGATGGTCCCGATGACTGGCCACACCGATACCATTTTCTCGGTCGAGGAATGGTACGGCGACCTCAGCAAGAGCGAATTTTTCCCCGATGTGCGGATCGGTCAATGCGATATCGGCCTGCCGGCCAGTGGTAACGCGACTATCAAGTTCGCATCGCAGGGCCTGGGCGTGCGTACGCGCGGCAATGCGCAGGTGCTGACCAACCCGACGCCCGCTACTGCGACGCCGGTCTTGACGGCCGTCCGCGGCGTGCTCCTGGCGAACGGCGTCCCGCAACTCGGCGTCACCAGCACTTCGTTGACGATCAAAGGAAACCTGAACGCCATCGGCCCTGTCACCGGGTCGAACTTCAATCCGGATATGTCGCGCGGCCGCGTCGAAGTTTCCGGGACGTTCTCGGCGCTGTTCGACAGCACGACCCTCGGCACGCTGTACGACAACGAAACTGTCACCTCGCTGGTTGCTGTGATGGCGGCGGATACGACCAACGGTGCCGGTTTCGTCGCCATCAACCTGTCAGCCATCAAGCTGACCGGGGACGATCCGGATGACGGCGAGAAGGCCATCATGCGCACGTATCCCTTCACGGCGCAAATCAACGCTGCAGGCGGCGCCGGGCAGCCGGCCGACATGACCATCATCAGCATCCAGGACTCGGCCGCGTAACGCTGGCTGATCTCTCGACCCTTCTGGCGCAAGCCAATCCCGAGCACGGACCGGCCGCCGTCTTCCTTCGCGGGAAGCGGCGGCGGGCACCGGCACATCTTTATCCCGCGAAGAAAGGCAATACCATGACCCAAACCAACGCATTCGATCTGGACGACATCCTGGCCGACAAGCCGATCACGTTCGACGTCGCCGTGATCTCGGACGATGACGGCAACCCGGTCTCGGGCTTCCGCATCGTCAGCCGCAACAGCGATCAGGCGCGCGCCGCAGAGCGGGCTGTCCGCATCGAGAACCAGAAGGCCGCAGCGAAGCGCAACAAGGCCATCGACGCGAAGACCGACGACGGCGCCGCCAAGATCATCGACATCGTGGACAGCCAGAATGCGGCACGCGCCGCCGCGATCGTGGTGGACTGGTTCGGCTGGACCAAGAAGGACGCGGACGGAAAACAGGTTCCGCGCCCGTTCGAGGCCGCAATGGTTCCGACCATCCTCAAGCAAAAACGCACCTGGGTCGAGCAGATTCTGGCCGCGCAGGCCGAGGACAACAATTTTTTGCCGAGCTCGCCGGCCACCTCTGCGACTTCGCAAGACAGCAACTAGAGCTTTCCGAGAAGCAGGGGGACGGCTGCGCCCTGCGTGAGCACCTCGAAGTCATCGAGCGCACCAGCGGGATCACCCCTGAGCAGTTGATCCCGCTGCCGTTCCCGCACGAGATCAGTCACCTGTGGGGGTGGTTTCAGGCCATGAGCCAGATGCGCCAGAACTCCGGGTTTGGCGTCAGTCGGCTATCGAGTGAAATCGTGACGTGGCAGCAGTTGGAGGAAATCCGGCTGAACCCGTACGAACTCGATGTCATCAGGCAGCTCGACGCGGTTTTTGTTGCGCACCACAGCAAGACCGAGGGAGAAGCGCCGGAGGATTAAGCGAAATCAGCCGGCGCAAGTTTCCCTGGAGTAGTATTGCCGTCTAACCATAAAAATGGAGGCGGCAATGAAGCGAATTGCACTGATTGGATTGGTAGTAGCTGCGATTCTGGCGATACATTATGCCGCAGGCGATTCCGCTCAGAATTACACCGGAAGTGCGGCGATGGATCGAACTAGCGTTCAGAGCTCGCTGCACATAGTCAGGATGACATCCCCTGATCCGGCAAATGCGCAGTTCCGGGATCTCGCCATCCTCCGCAACCGGACCGCAGTATGCGGCGAGATCAGCACAAGGAATACTTTCGGACTTCTGTCGTTCAAGCGATTTATCGTGACAGCGACAGAAATGCATGTCGAAGGCCAGGGAGATTTTAGCTCGACCGCATGGAGTAGGGTGTGCCGAACAAAAGGCGACCCGATGACGTTCATTGATGATCGAATAGATCGACTGAAATAAAAATGAGGCTCGCGAAAGCGGGCTTTTTCTTTTCCAGGCTCGCTTAGGCGGGCCTTTTTTATTGGGCGGCCCATGACGGATTTCGCGAGTATCGGTATCGAAATGGACAGCCGCCCGGTTGTCGAGGGCACCAAGGCGCTCGACGCCCTGGGCGAGGCAAGCGCACGCGTCGAGCAGAAGGTTGCCTCGTCCAACGGCCAGATGTCGAATGCCGCGAAAATCGCGCAGGCGATGTCCGACCAGGCGAAAGCTGCCGCGCAGGCAAACGCGGTCCTCGGCAATTCCACGTCCGCGTTGACCATTGGGCAGCAACAGTTGATCGAGCGCTTCAGGGAGCAGGCTGCCACGGTCGGTATGAGTCGTTCGCAACTCATGGCCTATCAGGCGGCGCAGATGGGCGTCACCGAGCAAACCCGCGAGGCGATTGCCGTCGTGAAGGCGCACGAGGATGCGCTGAAGGCAGCAAGGCAGGCAAAGGAAGATGCCGCCAAATCCGCCAACATTCTGACCGATGCGCTCAAGCTCCTGGGGGCAGCCTATGCCGCACTGAAGATCGGAGAATTCATCAAGGACTCGGCCATGCAGGCCGCGCGCTTCGAAACCCTGGGCGTCGTCATGGGCGTGGTCGGGAAGACCGCCGGCTACACGAAGGTCCAGATGGACGTGGCGTCGGAAGCCATCGCCGCGCAGGGCATCACCATGCTGGAGTCGCGCAATTCCGCGATCAAGCTGGTGCAGGCACACGTCGACCTGGCCAACGCCTCGAAGCTCGCGCGCATTGCGCAAGATGCCGCAGTCATCGGCGGCATCAACTCGTCCGAAGCGTTCGAGCGGCTGGTCAATGGTATCTCGCGCGGCAACGTCCTGATCCTGCGGAACATCGGCATCAACGTCAACCTGCAAGCCGCTTACCAACAGATGGCGCAGGAGCTCGGCAAGACCGCGAAGGAACTGACCGAGAACGAGCGCGTGCAAGCCCGGCTGAATGCCGTCATGGAGCGCGGTACGGACATCGCCGGCACCTACCAGGCATCGATGGATACAGCAGGCAAGCAGATCCTGTCGATGAATCGCTACGTCAGCGACCTGAAAACTACGTTTGGTGAGACCTTCAATGAGGTGCTGACCATTGCCGTGATGGGCCTGACCAGTGGGCTTAAGGACGCGAACGGTGAAGTCAGCCAACTCGCGAAGAACGGTCAACTAGCTGAGTGGGGGCATGATCTCACGCGCATTTTCGTGATGCTTGCGGACGAGGTGAACAATGCCTACACGACGTTCCAGAAATTCGATACCTGGGCTCGCCACCTGGATGCACGCAAGGCAATCAATGCTGATGCCGATGCGCAGTCAAAAGCAGTCAGCGATAGCGGGAACGGGATGGCCGAGAAGGGCGCCGTCGATCGCATCAAGCGTATCGAAGCGATGCGCCAATCTGCACTCGCACAAGAGAGGCTTGATTACGATACGCGGCAAGCCGAGCTGAGCAATAACTTTGACCGATTCGACAAGGCATATAAAGAATTTAGCGCAAATCGCCTCGCCAAGCAAAAGGCCGATGCTGATGCTCGACTGAAGGTCGATCAGGACTATGCCGCCCGCGCGCAAGCGCTGCTGGCGGCCAATGCCGGCAAGAGCATTGAAGTTCAGCAGGCCGCACAAGCTAAGCTTGCAAAAGAGGTCTATGTCGGCACGCCAAGCTTCCGCGACAGCGAGGGGCGCGATCTGAAGCCAAAGGTCGACCAAGCCGACGCCGCGCGCCTGCAAAACAAACTCGCCCGTATTCAGGAAGAGTCGGCTATCGACAAGTCGTATGCCGAATTTTCGATGAAGCTGGACGACATGCGCCACAAGGCTGGCGAGATGGGCGACGAGCAGTATTTCCTGAATCGCAAGGAGGGGATGGCGACTATCTACCTCAGCGAGCAGAAAATGTACGCCGACGAACTGGCGGCCCTGCGCGCGCATCACAACTCGACCGACGCTGAGCGCGAGAAAAATCAGAAAGCCATCGACGACATCCTCGGCAAGCAGACCGCCGCGCAAACGAAATACTCGAATGACACGTTCCTGGCCGACGAAGCCGAGCGCCTGC